GATGGGCAAAGCGTCGGCTGCTTATTTGTCAGGCGTCCGCGGCCCTGCTGTTATTCCCCGCTTTGCTGAGGGCGGTTTTGTCGCTCCGGCCAATGCAAGCGTCAACATTCAGACCGGGCCAGTGACTCAAATGAACGGCCAGAATTTTGTCACCACGCAAGACATGACCGCAGCAGTGCGTGCAGGTGTGCAGCAGACTTTGGACATTCTGCGCCGTGATGGCACTGTCCGCTCACAGCTGGGGCTGACCTAGTGGCAGATTTTGACATCATGTGCTTTCTGGAGTATTACGCCGACCGGACGAGTGTCGTCGATGGCTCCGGCAATCGCACGCCTACCAGGCAATGGCAAAACTTCTATCAGGTGGCGCAAACTCTTAGCGTCGATGCCAACGCGACTGGGGTTTATGAGTATCTGGCTTTTGACGCTGATGGTTTTGGGTCTACGTTGGCGTCCAGTATTAATGATCTGAGCATTACCGCAGCAGCAACCGGAGACCTGATAGACGTAACCGATGCAGCGGTTGCGGCGGACAACCTTGTGATAGCTTCCCTCTATATCCAAAACGCAGGCGAGGATGCTTTTGACGCGGCAAGCGCTCAACTCATTAGCCGTTACATCGGCAGCATTGAAGGGGCAAGTGTCAGTGATGAGGCGGTTAGCTGGAAAGTGAATCCAGCAATCAATAAATTGAAACCGCAGGTCCCAACCCGTAAAATTACGGGAGACATGCTGATCAGAAATATCGGCGTATGAGCGAGCAATACATTGGAGTCAACCTAAGTGTCACATGTGCCGATCATGGGACGCACCAAGGCGTGACAATGAAGATCGTTGATGACGTGGTGATCTGCGAAACAGCGGACGGCGAGCGCTTAGAAAACGATTGCTGCGTGACTTTTTTTGATGGCGGGACTTTTGTTGTCCCCCCAATGGAATTCGCACAAGCCTTAGCTAAATATCGAGAGCAAAACCAATGACTGCCTTCTCTTCAAAACCTACCGCGCAACCGCAGGTAAAGGCAGAGGTTGGCAGCACGGCGGTTCGTAATGATGCGACACCGGCTAAGAGCAAAAAGACGCAGAACGATCTAGGCAAGCAGCAAAATGTTGCCACTGCAGGCGACACTGTTCCCGTTGTCTTTTGTAAGCGCGAAAATGATATTGGCGGAACTTGGATGCAGCCGTCACTAATTAAGACGGGGACCAATGATTTTATTGGCAGTTTTCTTTATGTGATTTCACAGGGGGAAATGATCAGTAGCCCTGCCAAATACACAACCTGGGTCGGCAACCAGTCGATTATGCTTTTGCCCGATGCGGCAAATATCACTCTCACCCATTACTACGCAAGCGCGGCAACACTTGCGGCAAGCCCAAATACCTGCCCAATTACAAGCGGAAACATCTTCTGCGGGTTCAATACATATTCCTACCTGCGCCCGCTGATTGGCACATCTGGAGGCGTGCAATCATACCCCGATGGCGTTAATTACTATTGGAAATACAAGCAGATTACTCGCGGATCTGGCGACACGACCAACACGGCACTGGAGTTTGCCGGCACGGATACAACCTTTCTAAATATCCTCACAGGCGCAGACGTTTCGAGCACGGTCTACTCTTTCCTTGGGTTAAATCCTGCTACTACGACTTGGGCTTTTAATACTGTTGTTTCTGGCGGTGTGACCGTTGGAGGTCGAGCAGTCGGCACAATCCAAGCGACCCCGACAAGCGGCTATTCCGCTCCTTCCCCTACATATTGGTCATCATTCCTTGGGGTGAGTGATCCGGTCGTTGTTAATTACGAAAATGGCACGATCAACAATCAGGTCAACCCATCGAACCCAGCCACAGACACAACCTTGGACGGCATCCAAGAAGAGCATGCATTAAGCGCATATACCGATCCGACCAGTCCGCCAGCTTCGGCTGATTTCACTGTTTTTTCAGATATTACGTTTTTGGAGATTGAAGGCGACATCTACGACCCCCCGAGCCAAGGCTCATACCCAACGACAACCCGGCAAATCTCGGCGTACTACGAAAACGGTATCAGCGTCGATCTCTACAGCGGTGGACTTGTCGGCGGCAGCTATGCGACTGGGGCGAGCAATCAGTTCGTTGATTTAGCGATGTATCTGTTCACCCAGATCAAGCGGATCAATGGGGCTACTACTGCGGATATTGCCGCCCCTGTAGACACCTCAAACCTTGAAGACCTTGCGGCTTTTGGCTCCAACTATTTAATGCACTTCAATGGAGTGATTGATCAATCGGTCAATGTCATTGAATACATTAGCAAAACTGCACCATTCTTTTTTCTGTCGTTTGTTTCGGGTAATGGGCGATACAGCTTGCAACCGCTTTTGCCTTTAGACGGATTGTTTTTGATTGACACGACGGCCCTAACCCCGGCTGCGACTTTTACTGAAGCTGAGATCCTGCCTGGCAGCTTCAGCAAGCAATACGACGACGCAGATGAGCGCAGAGCAGTCAATATTTCTCTGCTTTGGCGAGAATCTGAACCGACAATAATTGGAATGCAGCAGACGCTCACTGTTCGCTATCCCAGCACTGATAACAACGCGCCAACAATTCAATTCGATATGACTGATTTCTGCACCAACAGTGCTCACGCGTACTTTTATGGAGCATATGAATTGGCGCGGCGCAAATACTCAACTCATACAATCAGTTTTTCGACGGCTTTGCTAGCAAACAATCTGCTTCCGACTCAGATCATCAAGGTCCAAAGACAGCGCATCAGCAGTAAAGGCGACAACCGCACTGAAATTGACTGGTATCAAATCACGGACATCAAGCACGAAAGCGACGGTACAAGCACAATCAGCGCAATGCACTTTCCCGTTGACGGCAGCAATGTCGCCAGAATTAGTGACGAGGTTGTCAACGGCACGTTTGAGGCGATCTGATGGCCACTTTCCCCTCGCTAGAACCTACAAGCCGTGCATGGCTGGTCGGTGATTACCCGCAACTGGTCCACACTGGCGCAAGCGGCGGCGACGTTCGATTTATTCAAGGCAGCGACAGGGTTTCGCAGCGTTTGACCTTGGGTTATGAGTATTTGACCGAATCAGAAGTGCAGCTGATTCTGGATCATTACGAAACCCAGCAAGGAAGCATCATCGCTTTTGATTTGCCGTCTGCTGTTTGGAGCGGTTACAGCACGCCGCCGGTAAGTGCTTTGGAATATCAATGGAGATATGCCAGCGCATTTGAAGTGGGGATCTCTTCGCCTCTCCGCTACAACGTAAGTATTGAGCTGGAAACGGTGCCTATCTAGCCATGACTTTTCCCGCTCTCCTACCTTCCAGCCGGACGTTCAGCCCTGGAAATATCCCACAATCGACTCAAACCAGCCTTTCAGGTGTTGTCAGCAGTTTCAGGCGAGGCAACCGCCGAACGGCTCAAACGTTGTCGCTTGGCTTCCGCAATCTGACTGAGGCCCAAGTCAACCTGATCAAGGCGCACTATGTAGACCGGCAAGGCACGTTTGATATTTTCTTTCTGTCGGCGGAAGTGTGGAGCGGGTACGCAACGCCGCCTATCCCACTGCTTAGTGATTACGCCTGGCGCTATGCAGGCGCGCCAACTGTTACCGATGGGATTGTCGGTCGCTGGGGTGTTGACGTTGAGTTGGTCACCTATGCAATCGACACTGGCGACCTTGTATTTGATGGCGAGTTAGCACCGGCAAGCCCAGCCAGAAGCTATATCCTTAATGCAGGTGCAGCAGCGGCAACGCCTGCTCGGGATTACGTTATCAATCCATTAGGGGCATCATGACCGTCACCCTTACCGCCCTTCAGCAACAGCGACGCGATACGGCGGCTAACTGGGCTAGTGCTAACCCGGTTTTGTTGTTGGGTGAGATCGGTTACGTCAGTGATTCGACGACTGGCGCACTGAAAATCGGTGATGGGTCAACGGCATGGAACTCGCTTCCTTATATCTACGGGACACAGCTCAGCGCTTACCCGCTGGTCAATGCCGATATTGCAGCGGCTGCTGAGATTGCTGTCAGCAAGCTGGCGAATGGCACCGCTAATCAGATCCTGACGACTGATGGGACCGACGTCAGCTGGACCGACAACCCGACCATCGCGGGCAACGTCACGATTGAGGGCGATCTCACTGTCAATGGAACCACCACAACCATTGACACTCAGACGCTGGTTGTTGAAGACAAAAATATCGAGCTTGGCAATGTAACTACCCCGTCAGATGTCACGGCAGACGGTGGGGGTATCACGCTTCTCGGATCGACTAATAAAACGATCACTTGGATCGACTCAACCGACGCTTGGACCTTTAGCGAGCACGTCGATCTAGCAAGCGGCAAGGAATATCACATTGCTGGCACATCGGTCCTGAATGCCACCACGCTTGGCAGCGGCGTTGTCAATTCCAGCCTGACCAGCGTCGGAACGATTGGCACTGGCACCTGGCAGGGCAGCGTGATTGATGCTGCCTACTTGGACAGCACGCTGGTCCAGACGACTGACACCGGAACAGTCACCAGCGCAATGATCGCTGATGGAACCATTGTTGACGGTGACATCAATGCAAGCGCTGCAATTGCGCAAAGCAAACTGAGCCTGAGCATCACTGATGCAGAGGTCAATGCAGCAGCTGCTATCGCAGGCAGCAAAATCCAAGCGGCCACCACAAGCAACGCCGGCGCGGTTCAGCTCACTGATTCCACCAGCAGCACAAGCACCACAACCGCTGCGACGCCTAACGCTGTCAAATCGGCTTATGACTTAGCCGCTGCTGCATTGCCGAAAGCTGGCGGCACGATGAGCGGTGCCATTGCAATGGGCACAAATGCCATCACCGGCATGGCAGACCCAAGCAGCGCCCAGGATGCTGCGACCAAGAATTACGTTGACACTCAGTTGTCGGGTATCAGCGCTGATCGGATCATTGAAGGCGACACCAGCGCGGAGGTCATCGACACTGGCTCTGATGGTCGTTTCATTGTCACGGTTGATGCGGGCGAAAAATTCCGCATCCATACCAACGGTGAGATCGGCTTAAGCGGCACAAACTACGGCACTAGCGGTCAAGTTCTGACTAGCCAAGGCACAGGCAGCGCACCGCAATGGGCAGATGCTGCAGG